AACTCTTGATTCAGGCGTATTAGCGGGCCCTGTTACAATTACAGGTACACAAACTATAACAGGGACATTGGTAATAATTTAATGAGTAAAGTAGAAGTAAATGCAGTCGAACCACAATGCGGAACTACCTTAACACTAGGTGCTTCTGGTGATACAGTAACAATTCCATCAGGTGCAACAATTTCTAATTTAGGAACTGCTGCAGGATTTGGTTCTACAGGTGAAGTATCTTGGGATACTACTAAAAAAACAACAGGTTTTACAGCAACAAGTGGCGTTGGATATTTTGCTGACACTTCTAGTGCAGCTTTTACAATTACATTACCTGCTTCACCGAGTGCAGGAAATGTTGTAGCAGTTTCAGATTACGCAGGAACTTTTGGAACAAATGCTATTACTGTTGGTAGAAACTCATCAAATATTAATGGTTCGGCTTCTGATTTTACTTTAAGTAAAGATAATGTAACCGCACAATTTATTTATGTAGATGCAATTCAAGGTTGGAGAGTTGTTTTTACAGGCTCTCAAAGTGGAGAGGGTTTAACAGAAAAATTTATTACAGCAACAGGTGGAACAATAACTACTTGTGGAAATTGTAAAATTCATACATTCACAGGAGCAGGAACTTTCACTGTATCTCAAGTGGCAGATTGTAGTTCTAATAATGTAGTTTCATATGCAGTTGTAGCAGGTGGTGGTGGAGGTTCTGGAGGTAACTCTGCTGGTGGAGGTGCTGGAGGGTTTAGAGAATTTAAATCTCCTGTTACACCTTATACAGCTAGTCCACTAGATGGTAACCCAGGCGGTACACAAGTAACAGTAACAGCACAAGGATATCCAATAACAGTAGGTGGTGGAGGATCTGCAAGACCAAATAGTTGTAATACTGCTGATAGTGGAAGCAATTCAGTTTTTTCAACAGTAACATCTGCAGGTGGTGGTGGAGGTGCAGCCTCTGATAATCCTAGTAATAGAAATGGATCACCAGGAGGTTCTGGTGGTGGTGGTGGAAGTATTACAACAGGTAATCCAGGATCTGGTGGTTCTGGTAATACACCTCCTGTTAGTCCCCCTCAAGGTAATAATGGAGGAGCTGGTGCAGGTCAATGTGGAGTAGCAAGATCTGGTGGTGGAGGTGGTGGAGCAACTGCAGCTGGAGGTAATGCAAGTTTTCCTACAGGAGGACCCGGAGGAGCAGGAGCAGGAACATTAATTAACCCAGCTACAGGTGAACCAGGACCAGGTCCATCACAATATTATGCTGGTGGAGGAGGATCTGGTTGTTCTCCAAGTCCAGGAGGAATTGGTGGAGGAGGTCCAAAATCAACAAATGGAACAACAAACACTGGTGGAGGCGGTGGAGCAACTGCAAATGGAGGTTCAGGTATAGTAATAATAAGGTATAAATATCAATAATTATGGCAAGTACAATTAAAGTAAATAATATTCAAAATCAATGCGGTGCTAACATCGCTAACAAATGTGGTTCCACAGTTACACTTGGTGCAAGTGGCGATACCATTACTCTTGCATGTGGTGCAAGTCAAACAGGATTCGGTAGAACAGGAACAGTAGACTGGGATACCACAGCTAAAACAGCATCATTCACAGCAGTGAGTGGTAACGGATATTTTGTAAATACAACAAGTGGTGCAATTACAGTTACACTTCCTGCAACACCTTCGGCTGGAGATATAGTTTCCATAGCTGATTACACAAATACATGGCAAACAAATAGTGTAACAGTTGCAAGAAACGGATCTCCAATAGGAGGTATTTCAGCTGATGCATCTTTATCAACTGAAGGTCAATCGGTTACTTTTATTTATGTAGATGGAACTGAAGGTTGGAAAAATGTTCAAGACTCAACAAGTAATGTTGTGGGTAATCCAAATTTAGTGGCAACAGGTGGTACTATTACTACTTGTGGAAATTGCAAAATTCATACATTTACAGGACCAGGAACTTTTACTGTTATAAATGCTTCTTCAACAGCCGCTAATAATATAGTTTCTTATTTAGTTGTAGGTGGTGGAGGTAGTTCAGGAAATTCTTATCACGGAGGTGGAGGAGCTGGAGGTGTTAGAGAATTAAAATCTCCAACAACTCCTTATACATCTAGTCCTTTAGACGGCTACCCATCTGCACCTAACAGAGTTACAGTAACAGCACAGGCTTATCCAATAACAGTTGGTGCTGGTGCATCAGCAGCAACTCCAAATTCAAGAGGTTCTAATGGTTCAAATTCAATATTTTCAACAATAACTTCTGCTGGCGGTGGAGCTGGTGGTGTAGGCACTGGCGTACCAACGGCTTCTACAGAACCTAATGGAAATCCTGGAGGCTCTGGAGGAGGTGCAGGTTCTAAAGGTTCAAGTAATACAGCAGGATCAACTGGTGGATCAGGAAATACACCTCCTGTAAGTCCTGCACAAGGTCAAGATGGAGGTAGTTTACCTAATGTACCAACAGGAGGAGGATATACTGCTGCAGGTGGTGGTGGTGCAACTGCCGCGGGAGGTGGTTTTACAACACCTGGAAGTCCAGGACAAAGTGGTGGAGCTGGTGGAGCTGGTGCAACAACATCAATTACTGCAAGTTCAGTCGCCTATGGTGGTGGTGGCGGAGGATTTTCTTGGGGTGGATCTGGTGGATCAGGTGGCACTGGAGGTGGTGGTTGTGGAGGAAATACACCTTCTACATCTCCTGCAACAAATGGAACTGTTAATACTGGTGGAGGTGCTGGAGGTGGACCAGGTGGTGGAGCTGGGGGCTCTGGTATAGTAGTAATAAGGTATAAATATCAATAGGTAAATTATGAGTGAAGTAAAAGTAAATAAAATTAGTCCAAGAACAAATTGTGGTACAGTTCAGTTAGGAGATAGTGGTGACACTATTACAATTCCTGCTGGTGCAACAATTGTTAATAATGGAACACAGACAGGTTTTGGTAGAACAGGGACAGTAAATTGGGATACGACTGCAAAGACTGCTTCATTCACAGCGGTTTCAGGAAATGGTTATTTTGTAAACACTACAAGTGGAGCTATTACAGTTACTATGCCAGCATCACCTTCTGCTGGAGATATTGTAGGCATAAAAGATTATGCAGCAACTTTTGCTACTAACAATGTAACTGTTAATAGAAATGGTTCTAATATAGATGGTTCAGCTTTTAATACTACTTTGAATACAAAAAGTCTTTCTGTGTTTTTTGTTTATGTTGATGGTACTCAAGGTTGGAAAGCAACACAATCAGATACAGGTTTTTATGGTACTTTATATGTAACAGCAACAGGTGGAACAGTTACTTGTTGTGGAGATTACAAAATTCACACTTTTACAAGTCCAGGAACATTTACAGTTACCTGTGAAGGTAATGCAGCTGGATCAAATACTGTTGATTATTTAGTTGTAGCTGGAGGTGGCGGTGGAGGTGGAAGTGTATCAGGAACAAATGGAGGTGCTGGAGGTGGTGGAGCAGGAGGTTATAGAGAATCATCTGGTGCTGCTTCAGGTTGTTATACAAGAAGTCCTTTAGGAGCATGTGTTTCAGCTCTACCAGTGACAGCTCAAGGTTATCCAATTACAGTTGGTGGTGGTGGTGGAGGTAATTCAGCTTCTCCAGGAACAGATGGCTCTAATTCAGTTTTTTCAACAATTACATCAGCAGGTGGTGGTGGAGGTGGATCAAGAGGTCCTAGTGCTCCAGATGGTAATGGTAGACCAGGAGGATCAGGTGGAGGTGGAGCTCACGGAAGTGATGGTGCTCCTCATACAGGTGGAACAGGAAATACACCTCCTGTAAGTCCCCCTCAAGGTAATAATGGTGCAAATTTTCCTTCTGGAGGTTTTGGAGGTGGTGGCGGTGGTGGAGCTGGTGCGGCAGCTACCAATGCAAATGGAGCGAATGGAGTAACATCTAATATTAATACAACACCAACAGCAAGAGCAGGTGGAGGTGGTGGAGCAAATGGTTCTGGTGCAGGTACTGGAGGAACTGGTGGTGGTGGAAATGGAGATTCAGGTAATGGCGGAACTGCTCCATCTGGAACTTCAAATACTGGTAGTGGAGGTGGAGGTAGTGGAAATGCTGTTAGTAGTCCTAATATACCAGGTGGCGCTGGCGGTAGTGGAATTGTTATTATTAGATACAAATATCAATAATAATTATGTGTTTACTAAAATTTAAAATTAATATATAAGGAGAAACATTATGGCACATTTTGCAAAACTAGGAGCAAACGGAAAAGTTATTCAAGTATTAACACTTGATAATGACAATATGTTAAATGCTGATGGAGTAGAAGACGAAGCAGTAGGTCAACAATATTTAGAACAACATAATAATTGGCCTGCACAAATGTGGATTCAAACTTCATACAACACATCTGGCGGACAACATAAAAACGGTGGAACTCCATTTAGAGGAAACTATGCAGGTATCGGTTATACTTGGGATGAAGATGATCAAATTTTCTGGCCTAAAAAACCTTATGCTTCATGGGTAAAACATATTGCAACTGCATCTTGGAAATCTCCAATCGGTGATGCACCTGCTTTAACTCAAGAACAACAAGATCAAAATACAGCTGGAACTCACAGATGGGGTTACAACTGGAATGAAGAAACTCAAGCCTGGGATTTGACAAATAGTCTAGCATAATATATATCTGGTGGTGGTATGCAAAAGAAAGTTTTAACAGAGCAAGCTTTATACTTCGGTGATGTTTCAATGCCTAAAGGTTTTGAAATAGATCGAGATAAATTATCAGGCGACATTTTACAATCTACATTTACAGATTCAGAGTTTCCATTTTCAAGAACGTGGGACATGTTGAATACGTATATGCGTGAGCATATAAATTTAGAATATGGTTTTCAATTAGTGAATAAAAGAACTTGGGGTGATATGTATAAACCCAATCAACAGACAGAACCATTATTGAATATTGATCCAGTTGATTTAAGAAATTCACCAGATTACACATTACTATATGGTGTTAAAACTAATAACTGTATGGTGCGAATTTATTATGATGATAATAGAAGAAAAGGAAGAAGTTGGGACATACAATTAAAAGATAATATGTTTATTATGTTTCCATCAACTAATATGTATTATCTAAACAACAGACAGAAAGATAGTTTGAATTTTGTTCAAACAATAACTTATGAATATATCTAATTATTACTGGTATTTTACTTCAGCAATACCACCAAAACTATGTGATGACATTATTAAATATGGTTTATCACATTCTGAATCTTTAGCTAGAACAGGTGGATATGGAGATAGAGAACTTACTAAAGATGAAATTAGAGATATGAAAAGAAAAAGAAATTCAGATTTAGTATGGCTCAATGATCCATGGATATATAAAGAACTCCACCCATACATTCATCAAGCTAATAGAGCTGCAGGTTGGAATTTTGAATGGGATAGATCAGAGTCTTGTCAATTTACAAAATATAAACTCAATCAATATTATGATTGGCATTGTGATGGTTGGGATAAACCATATGAAAAACAAGGACCAGAACATGGTAAAATTAGAAAGCTTTCGATGACTTGTCAATTAACTGATGGGTCCGAATATGAAGGGGGTGAATTAGAGTTTGATTTTAGAAACTATGATCCCCATATGAGAGAAGAAGCTAAACATTTAAGGCAAGCAAAAGAAATACTTCCGAAAGGATCTATTATTGTGTTTCCTTCATTTGTATGGCATAGAGTTAAACCTGTAACGAAAGGAGTGCGATATTCATTAGTCATGTGGAATCTTGGATATCCGTTTAAATAATGCAAATAACAGAATA